CTGCTCACCAGTGGGCAGAGTCGGAGGTTTAAGGGCAGTCAGTTTAAATGCTGGCATCATTACTCCACACGGCAACCTCAACCTCTTTGTTGGCAAGGTCGTGATGGTCGATTACATTACGAGCCACTGCCAAACTCGAATACAAATACGGGGTCTGTTCGCCAAGTTGGTTCTCCTCAAACCAGATTGGCTTCATACACTTCTGATGTTTCTGATACTTCATCTTCCAGAGACAATACCAGATGTCATCAATCCGCATATGGATATAATATTGGGGTTTAAGCATGGTCATTCTCAGCTTGCTCCGCGCGTTTACGAGCAAGAGTACGCTTCATAGATTCGCTCATCCTTTTAAGTGTTTCTTCACTAGGATGTTTACCTACCATATGCGTATTCCCTTTACTTGATTCACTCATTTTCTTTCGAGTTTCATCACTGATAGGGAGACGACGTTTTGCTGCCTCACTCTGCTTAAGTCTCGTTTCTTCACTGACAATTTTCCCAAGTTGTGACTCAGATAATCGTCGTTTATGTTCTTCACTGCGAGGTAGCCCTTTATGTGCTTCGCTCATCTTGCGCTTTGTTTCATCAGTGTGAGTTTTTCCTCTCATACCATCGCCAATTTTGCTCCGTATTTCTTCAGTCATGTTACTTAAACCATCACCGCCATTTGTCAGATTGTAAGCAAGTCCTCTAGCTCTATAAATGGCAATATGGTGTATCTCCCGTTCATTCAATTGATCTACTGAACAGTATTCAAGTATCTTGAAACTGAACGCTTTCTCTTTATATTTATCCCAAGCAAATTGCAAATGGCGATTAAAATGCGAACCTTCATTTAACATTCTCTTATGATCATTCCATCGCCTATGTAAATCTTTTGCTTTTCCTATGTAAACTTTGCCGTTTTTGATATTAACGACGATATAAATACCGGATGTGTGTGATATACTCTTATTAGCCATTTGAAGTTGCCCCTTCATTGGTTAGAACACGCTTAGATGTGATCAGCATCGGGCGTGTTTGCGTTTATTTCTCTCTCAATTATACCATAGCTTTATGACCGATGAGAGGGGATGGCTTGCCTCTCGTTTTTCTTTCGTTCGTTGGCTCAAAAATGCAAGCACAATTCAAACCGTGGCATTGAAGCTCCCACATTTTTGGCCTGATGTTCGCTTCCTCCCATTCGCTTCGTCTGTACACTTTGTCAGCAAGCGCAAGACAATCCTCACAATGTTCAGCATCGCCTAACCGCCATGCTAACTTAATGTCAGCACCAGATACAGTTTGAGCTAATACAATAATCCTATCATATCCATTTGCCCATAGTTCTGCCCTGTCTAATAACGGCTCTAATGCACCGCCATTAGCTTTATTATTGGCTGCGATTATGTCTGCGAAACCAGTAATGAAACTTACTTCCGTATTGATACTTAAATCGAGTCTGTCCTGCTCAGCCGCCGTGCGCTCATCAGGTTCTACACCATTGAGCCTTGCGCCCTCTGTCCACGCCTGTTCGAAATGCCGTGTAATGGCTGACACCATACCATCCACAAAGTCGAATTGCGCTAACTCACCACTCCAATAGCCGCGTGTGAGGGCGCGTAGAGAACGCCGATAGTCATCAAAAGATTTATAAGTCATCGCTTTGCCTTGTGCCGTAGCAGGCAACTGCGGCGGCGTATTCCCTGCTGGCAGTTGGGGCGCGAGCGGTGTGCCAACGCCGATTGTGCCTTCCTCAGTCGGATCGGGGTTGTCATCGTTAGTAATCGGCTGGCTGTTATTCGCTAAGATTTCGCCGTCTAAAATCCCATGTGCAATCGCCAGCGCTTGGATTTGCTGCGCGTTGAGTGCGCCCATGTCAAAGAACAATTTAAGCGTATCGGATTGCGTCTTATGGATTTCGGCGGTGGCCTTATCTTGGTCATCGTCGGTGAAGTCAAACTCGAAGGACACCGTATCCGGCAGCGCTACCCGCAGCATGTTCTCAATGAGCGCAATATCGTTACCAATACCCCTGCCCCGCGCCTTCATGTTCTGTACGGTAGCATCCGCTTTGGTTGCGCCGCTCGTCGTGGCAGGCCAGAACTCACGGGCATCTACGCCAAAGGCAAAGGCTAGAATATAGGCATACAAGTCGGCATCATCACGGAATACGAAACCATCGGGGATACTCGCGAGGTCTTGCAGCATGATCTTAATCTCGCTGCCCTTTTCCATGTTGGGCGACACGAGAAACGGAATGTCTTTATAGACCACGAAACCCTTTGCATCCGCTACGCTGTCATTCTGTACCAGCGCTTCTTTAAGCTGTTTCGGTGTCACACCGGATACGCTGCCGATGGCACGGTTGAAGCGCCCGCCGACCTTCTCATCTAAGAAGATTTGCATGTTCTTAAATACGCGCGTCATACGCAGCACTCTGGACGTGGCACAGAAGCCGATCCCACGCCCGAGTTCGTTGGGCTGCGGGTTGTCAGAGGTGTAGGCGATGCGGCTGCGGTGTATCTTGCGGATTTCATGCGTAACAGGGTTGGTATACCACACCGGAAACTCAGGGTCGAACGAACGCCAGCACTGCCGACTATCTAAATGGGCAAAGCCCAACACTGGGCGCGTTCCCGCATCGCTTAACGGGTTGCCTGCCCGCCACAGTTCAATGAATGCCCCATTATCGGCGGTGTGTAAGTCGCTAATCACCTTCTGAATAGTGACGTTCAGCGTGTCACCTAAACCGGGCTTTAGCAGGAGTTCACTGGCGAACTTCTTAGCACGGGGCGGGCCGTTGACTTGATAATTAAGGGTTGAGATGCGGGTTGCCATGCTGTAGACCGCGCTTGAGAGCATCGGTTCGCTTCTCGCAAAGCGCTGCAAGTAAATATCCCGCCAATGGGGATAGATCACATTGTACTGCGGTTCTTCATCCAACTGAGCGCCCATCTGTATCCAGAACAGCCCTGCCCCGGTGACATCAGTAGTCGGTGCAAAGGGCGAGTCGGTGGCGCGTGCCTGTACCGACAGCTTTGCCGGATCGCTGACCTTGCTACCATTCATGGCTATTTCTGGAACAGGTAGAAACTCAGGCATTAGGTTAACACTCTACTTTGCGGCATTTCCAACCTTTATGTTGTTTAAAATACCCATTAGCAACACCGGACATTGTACTTAAATCCAATCCATTTTCGCGACAAAACTTTGCTAAACCAACTATTTCAAACTCAATTCCTTCGGGAGTGGTAACAATAAAGGGTTTCCTTTGCACCGCACCTATTTTCTCACGATGTTCAGGTGATTTAACTAAACCTTTACCACAAGACAAACCTTTTCGTGCTGCACTCATCCTTGCGCGGGTTTCAGGTGATTTCTTAATCCCCAGAGTGCCTCGACTTATTTTAGCACGAGTTTCTTCTGTAGGCCTCACTCCTCGCGTTGTCATTGCATCAGTGCAGATATTATAAGATACGCCCTTTCCTATATAAATATCAAGATAGTGTTGCTCTCGTTCATCTAAATGCTCAATAGGACAATATTCTAGTATTTGAAACTTAAATGCCTTAGCCCCATATTTATCCCATGAACGTTGTAAATAACGATTATGATGGTTGCCATTGGATAATGAGCGTTTATGTTCATTCCAACGTTTACGCACATTTTGAGATTGTCCAATATAAACCTTATTATTCTTTTTGTTGAGTATAATGTATATGCATGATACACTACCTTTAGACATGATGCTTACTCCATTGTGTCTCATAATCCCGACGCTGCAAACGTGCGGGATTACCTTTTTCGATAGCTCTATTATACCATGCTAATCCATAGCAAATACGAATGACCTGTGTGCTGCCATTGCTAAAGCGACTGCCGCATCAATCTTGAGATCTTGGCTTCTCTTGACGATACGCATTTTATTTTCCTCTTTCGATATATCCGCATCTGCATTACTGATGTGCTGCACTAAATCAGCATCACCGTGATGATGTAACTTACGTTCACGAATGAGTGTATAAAGGCGCATATCCGATAACAATCTATCCCCACCTTGAGGAAACGAACGGGTATTTACAAACTCCTCGCTTCGCAAACGTTCCATAAGATCGTAAATTTGATAGGCATCGAAACTAATTTCCAAAACATTATACTCACGTATCAACCGCTTAAGCTCGGCCTCCGGTTCTCTAAAGTCAATCGTACCCCCTTTCGGTGGATACCATACCCGACTGTAATGTACAAATATATCATTCCCACGTCGGCTCACGGCTACAACAGCAAAACAGTCGCTTGAGGTCGCAGCATCCACACCGACAATCACGCCCTCACCAGCGTTCAAGCTATACTCTGATTGACAGGCTCTAATCCATTCATTTGGCACAAATGCCTGTGTAGCAGAAGCCCAAACGTTATTGTGAATCCGGTTAAACTCTTGCGGTGTTTTTTCGTTTTCCTCGTTTACGTAATACTGAGGATTCTTAACCTGCCAATCCATATAGCGCCGTGTACACCAATAGCCGATGCTCTCGCCCTTTGTATACAATTCGGGTGTGCCTTCATAGGGCTTGCCGCCCTTGATAATCGACTTGTATAGGCGTTCAAGTATCAGCGACTCGCCTTCAAATCCAGCATAGCTCTCGACTAACTTAAACGACTTACCCGCACGAGTAGGCGATAGCACAGCCTCGCTCCACAGCAATTCAGGCTTATTGCCCATCGCGCCCCACGCTTCCGTCCAGAATAGGCCAGTCGGATTCATTCCGGCCTCACCTTTAGGATCGACAGGGATGCTCTCTAGCTTCGTGCCATTGTCCATATAGATCGTATTACGAATGATGCGAACGCGGTTTTTGAAACGGGGATTGTGACCGATGGCATAGCGTATCGCTTCCATCATGCGGTTATCGGCTTGACGCTGGTCATTACCGATGATGTACACCTGACCGTCTGGCACTTGTATGGCTTGCCATAAGGCTATCGCCGCTGCTACCGTCGTCTTGCCTGACTTCTTAGGAGCGCTATATAGCCACATGGAATAGTCATAATTGCCATTCGTCCGATGGGACATTGCACGCAGTACAGCAGCTTGCTCATCATGGAGTATCAATGGCTTGCCTGTTTCGGGGATTACCATTTCACGGTTAATGAACTCGACAGTATCATCACCGTCATAATAGCGGGGTGTTATCCTATTCTGAAAGCGCCTCGCCTGTTCCGCTTTCGCTTGTGAGTAAGCCTGCGGACTCAAATAACTCTTGAGCAACGTCAATTCCAAATTCCTCTGCTACTTCATCGTACTGCGCTTTGCCATCTTTGATGAGCGCAATAATCTCAGTATGCCAATCTTCCAATACTACCCTATTCGTTAAGTTATGGTACTTAGCCAATGCATTGAGCGCAT